TACACAAGTTATTAGTGATGGTATTGGTGTATGGGCTAACAAAGACGGTAGAGCAGAGCTTGTATCTGTGTTTACATATTATTGTCATATTGGTTATTATTGTACAGCAGGTGGAAAGCTACGTGCTACTAATGGTAACAACTCATACGGAAAATATGGATCGTTTGCTGAAGGAGAATTAGTAAGTGAAACTCCAATTACAGCAACTATTAACAACAGATATTATAATGCAACAGCACCAACAGTTTACAGTAACGCTAACCAAATTTTTGCACTAGGATTTACACACGCAGGTGAAGAATATACTAATGCAAACTTTGCAATTACAGGTTCAGGTAGTGGTGTTGGAGTTGATAATGCATCAACAGATGTAAGAAACGGTGCAATTAGTGAAGTTAGATTACTTGATCCAGGTGATTCAAGTACACCAGGTGGTAGAGGACATATTACAGGTATAAGAAACTCTGCACAAGGCGGTGATAGTATTTCAATTACTATTGCACAGTCAGATAACAACGGACCAGAATATTATGTTGGTAGAGCAATAACAGCGATTACAGGACTACCAGGTTCAAACCCAGGTTGGGTTGGTAACGCTCTTGATGCTCCGTACACATATACAGGAGTTACTGCAACATCAGATAACCCGTTTGCAAAAGATACTGTAGGTACGTTTACAATTACTATTGACGGTACAGGAGCTCCAACTGTTACAATTACAAATGGCGGCCACAGTCATAGAGTTGGCGACACTATTACTATACTTGATAGTGACATTGGTAATTTTGGTGGCGGAAACTTAACTTTTCAAGTAAACGCAATTAGCGAATCAATGAAGATTATAATTGAAGAAGGTGAAGGCGTTGGACAGTTTGGAATAATTGACGAATACTTTACTACAACTAAAAAGATTAATGTACTACGCGAGTCAGATGGCAAACGTGGTTGGGACCATTTAGTTCCAGGTTGGCCAATTGCAACAACACTAGACGGATCAACAACTTATAGAATTGAATCAAGAATGGAAGTTGAAGCTCCTCCATATGCAGAAGAAGGTTTTGCTACAGGATACGGAGCAACTGCTTGGCAGGATTGTTTCTCAGCAACAGGAACAACAATGGTTGCATTTCCTTCAACAGGAGATGACAAAGCTATTTACAGTAACGAAGCAGGCGATCAATGGACAGCGGCGATCATTGATGCTGACTTTGTAAGACCAAATTGTATTGTCAAATGTAAAGGTAAATTAAAATACTTTATTGCACTAGGCAATGGTAGCAAAGCTAACTTGTCAACTGCTGGTACAGCATGGGGTTCATCAGCATACTCTATTAATACACACAACTATGTAAGTATAGTTGAAGGACCATATTCAACAACTTCGCACACAGTTATAGCAATAGCAGACGATAGTGATGAAATTGCAATTAGTACAACAGACGGAACTGCTTGGACTTATGCTAATACAGGATTTGGAACAGGACAAAAATTCTTAGCTTACGGAAATGGCAAATGGATGATTGTCAAAGAAGACGGAACCGCTATTGAAAGTATTAACGATGGCCAAAGTTGGAATACTGCAACTAGAGTTTGTCCAGCAACATATAACGTAACAGGGTTTGCATTTGGTAATGGAAGATTTGTAGCGGCATGTCAACCAAACGGAACTGCTACATTTGTATTTGATCCTTCAACTACAATGATTAATTCCGTAGCAGGTACTACTAGTGCTTCGTTTGGATTAAACAGTACATTCTACATTAGCTTTACAGCCAAAGATACTGGAGCATTAAACTCAGAATGGTTAATTGTTTCAGATCCAAACTTTATTGGAACACGAGTATTTGGTCTTGCATATAGTGATGGATTGTTTATGGCAATCAGTGTGCAAGGAGATATTTTATACGGTGATGGTGGTCATGTTTGGAATAGCAAACCTGCTATACCTTTATTAAATGCACAAAACTATAGACCAAAGATTAGTCCAATGACACTAACAAGTGGACCAAGATTTATGATTAGTCCTGCAACGGCAACAGCAAACTTAGCGGCAATTAAATATGGTGCTAAAGCAAAAATGAGAGCGTTCCCTGTAACAACAGGACGCATTGAATCATTTACAATGACTGATCCAGGTAGTGGTTATAATGTAGGGGTACCGCCCTCATTGCATATTCATGATACACAAAAAACTACAGAAGTAACGTATCAAGTTAGAATTAAAAATAGAGTGTTAGGACAACCTAACTTTACAAACAGAGGTGCATTGTATACTAAATTTAACCAAGTAACAATTACCGGTGACGGCTATGCAGATTTATTCCAAATTGGCGGAGAAATTATTGTTAGTGATTTAACACTAATTCCAAGTCCGGGTGATAACTTTAGAGTTGACGGTATTAATGATGTAATTTATAAAGTTGGTACTGCTACAGTATTGTCAGGTGCGGCTCCTAATGCAGTTGCAAAACTTACAATTAGTCCTAATATGGGAGTGCAAGAATCACCAGAACATGCTACTCCGGCAAATATTAGACAGAACTATAGTCAGGTACGATTAACATTCCATGATTTCTTAGACATTGGTACAGGTAACTTTGCAGATACTGCATATCCATTGTTATATACAGACGGGTATGGTAATATTAATCCACCAGAGCAATCATATGAAGCTCAAGAGTACAACGGTGGTAGAGTATTCTACGCTTCTACAGACCAAGATGGTAACTTCAGAGTTGGTGAATTATTTAAAGTTGAGCAAAGTACAGGTATTGTTACTATTAACGCTTCACAGTTTAATCTAGAAGGACTAGACGAACTTAGACTTGGTGCGTTTATATTAGGTGGAACAAATGCTGTAATTAGAGAATTCTCAAAAGAACAAACATTCGTTGCTAATAGTAATAACATTGTACCAACACAGAAGGCTATTGCGGCTTATTTACAGAGTAGAATTAGTGGTGGTGGTTCAAACGTAGCGGCAAACGCAGTTACAGCAGGTACTTGTAAATTTAGTGAGTTAAATCACATATCAAATACAGGTGGATTAGCTATTAATATTCCGGTACCTATGCACTTTACTAAGATACCAAGTGGTATGATGATGGCACAAGCATACTTTAACGGCAATATGGATACAATGATGCTAACTGAAAGTCAAGACGACTTTGAAGGAAGTGATGGCTTCTATGATGGTGGCGAAAATGGCTACGGTCCTGGGGGAATATAAACAAATGATAAATACATATAACATGCATGTAGGAAGAAAAAATGGCTGAATTTAAACTAGGTAGAATTAGATTTGTATGGAAAGGTACTTGGACAACCGGTGCTTTATACTATAAAGACGATATTGTAAGACAAGGCGGAAGAACTTACTTCTGTAATGTTGGGCATACTGCTTCAGCTGATTTTACTACTGACGAATCAACAAAATGGAACTTATTTACTGACGGCGTTCAATGGCAAGGTGATTGGACTTCTGAATATAATTATAAACAAAATGATATTGTCAAGTACGGCGGTTATATCTATATTTGTAATACAGCACATACTTCATCTGCAGACGGTTCTATACAAATTGGCCTAGCTGGAATTTTAGAAACTGACCAAGCTAAATGGGATTTATTCGCAGAAGGATTTAATTGGAAAAATGTATGGACTATTTCTACAGTTTATAAAGTTAACGATATTGTTAAGTACGGTGGCAACTTATATCTTTGTAATACTGCACATACAGGGTCAGGCTCACAAAATTCAGACACTGACGGATTAGAAGCTGATATAGAGAAATGGGATATTTTCTCAAAAGGTATGGACTGGAAAACAGATTGGTCTGTAGCAACTAGGTATAAAGTTTCTGATACTGTTAAGTATGGCGGCAAATTATATATTTGTAACGAAGGACACCAAAGTGCGGCAACAGCCTCTAATGGTTTAGAGTCAGACCAAACTAAATGGGATATTGTACACAATGGTATTGAATATAAATCAGTACACGCAATTAATACAAGATATAAACTCAATGATGTTGTTAAGTATGGTGGCGGTCTTTGGATTAACACACACGAACATACATCAAGTGCAACAAGTTTAACTGATGACGTAACAGCCGCAGGACATATTGTAACAGTTGATACAATCAGTGCCGCTGATTCAGACAGATTAGCAGGAACATATAACGACATTACAGGTACCACTAGTGGTACTGGTACTGGACACAGAGTTAACGCAACAGTTGACGGAACAGGTGCAGTAACACTTGTAGTAGTTAAAGGTGGCGCAGGACATGCCCCAGGCGATACAATCACAGTTGGTCCGGGATCAATTGGCGGCGCAGGAACAGGATTTACATTTAATGTTGCTACTATTGAAACAGTAACACAGTGGCAAACATTTGTACCAGGATTAGAATTTGAAGACAGTTGGTCAAATGCAACTGCATACCAAATTGGTGACTTTGTAACTTATGGTGGTTACTCATATATTGCAACAGCAAATAACACTAACGTTGTTCCATTTGGCAATGCGGCAACGTGGGATTTATTTACAACAGGATTTAGTTTAAAAGGCGACTATAACAACGCAACTGCTTATAAAGTAGGTGATGTTGTACGTGTAGGTGGCTACACATATATTAGTATTCAAGATACAACAGGAAATAGACCACCAAATGTAACTTACTGGGATAGACTTAATGAAGGTATGTCTTGGAAAGATTCATGGGCTGACGCAACATACTATGATTTAGGTGATACTATTAGAGGTATTAATAATGTTAACTCTTATATTTGTGTACAAGCACACACATCAGATGAAGTATCAGTACAAAACAGACCAGATCAAGATGTAGCTGGAGCATATTGGAACTTATTATCCGGTGGAGTTGAATCAGGAAACTTAACAACACTTGGTGATTTGATTTACTACGGTGGAGCAGGTCCAACTAGATTACCAATTGGTAAAGCAGGACAAGTATTAAAAGTTAATGAAGCTGAAAATGCTCCAGAATGGGCATACTTTGGACAACTAGATCAAGTTTATTATGTTGGTACAAACGGAACAGACGGATTTGCACCAGCATACGGTGTAACAATTGATAAGCCTTTCTTTTCAACAAGATGGGCGGCTGAACAAGTGCGTAGAGGTCCGCGTAATCCTGAAGCAACATATCTAATTGAAAGAAATAAACAGTTTATTCAAGAACAAACAATGGAGTTTATTACACACAGTATTACAAATAATACTGCTCCGTTTACAAGTGGATTTACATACAATGCAGTTAAGTGTCGTAGAGACATTGGAATTATTTTAGATGCATTACTATGGGATTTAAGACACGGCGGAAACGTAAGAATGCGTGAAGCGGCTTTATCTTATATTTCACCTGCAGGTGCAAACTATGTATTAGGACAAGAAGATGAAACCAATGCGGCAATTAATTATGCAATGAGTTTAATACCAAGCATTATTGCTAACTTAGCGCCAGCAGTAAACTACGCAACATTAAACAGCGTAGCAACACCAGTTTTACAAATTACTGATGCTACTAAAACTGCTGAACTAAACATTGAAACAACAGCTAACGCACTAACACTATTAATTACAGATACAATTACAGCAGGTAATACAAATAGTTTAGCTAAAAAGATTAAACCAAACGTATCAATTTTTGTTAAAACAGGACAATACAACGAAGTACTTCCGATTATTGTTCCGGCAGATACAGCAGTTATTGGCGATGAATTACGTAGTACTGAAATTAATGCGGCAACAGCTGGACCAACTGATACTAACGATGCTAACCTAAGTAAAACTGCTATACTAAGAATGAAGGCAGTACTTAGTGATACAATTTTAAATAATTCTGTTACTAAAACACCAGCAGGTGGCCACTTAACAATGGATACATTTGGGGCCGCAGATTCATTAAGAGCAACAGGAACCTACACAGGTGTAACTGGATCATCTAGTGGCACAGGAACAGTAGGAACTTTTGATATTGCAGTTGACGGAACAGGAGCAGTAACAAGCGTACTAGTAGTTACAGCAGGTTCTGGACATACAGTTAATGACACAATTACTATTGCAGATAGTGTATTAGGTAGCGGCGGCGGAGCGGCATTTACAATGGATGTTGCAACAATCGCTACAGGAAACACACGTACACAAGATACAAATGTTCCAGCAGGTACTGCGGCGGCTGTAGAAACAGCAGAATTATTAGTACAAGACATCCATGATTGGATTGATTATGAAGTTAACGGCGCAGGAACTAAGCCAACAGTTGTAGGACAAGTTGGTAGAAGAGTTGATGCGGCATACACAGATACTAGAGGCAAAATTTATGCTAACTTAGATTTCTTAGTTGATGAAGGATTTGAATATATTCAAGCAAACAACACAAAAGACTTCCAAGAAGCAATGGCTAGTGCAAGTATGCAATCAAAATGTAAAAGAGATTTAAAAGAATACATGAAAGCAGTCCTTTGGGATTTAGAAAACTTTGGCAATTATTACTCAACGCTAACAGCTAGATGGTTTAGTAATGCAGTTAACGGAAGTTTACTAGAAGACATGTTCTATTTAGAAAACGGCACAGGATTAAGAAACTGTACTGTTAAAGGACTAACAGGTACATTAAGTGCGGCAAACGCATACGGAACTAAACGTCCAACAGCAGGAGCATTTTGTTCACTTAACCCAAGTTGGGGACCAGATGATGAAGATGCGTGGATTAACACACGTTCACCATATGTACAAAACGTAACAACATTTGGTACAAGATGTGTTGGTATGAAAGTTGACGGAGATATTCACAACGGTGGTAACGATTCAATTGTTGCTAACGACTTTACACAAGTACTTGATGAAGGTATTGGTGCATGGGTAACTAACTTAGGAAGAGCAGAACTTGTTTCCGTGTTCTCATATTATGGACACATTGGTTATCTTGCAGAAGCAGGTGGTAAAATACGTGCTACTAACGGTAACAGTTCATACGGTGACTTTGGTACTGTAGCAGAAGGTGTTGACTTAACTGAAACAGCTATTAAAGCAACAGTAGATAATAGAAGTTTTGATGCTGTAATTGGTGCAGTTGTAACAGACAACGCAGGAATTATACACCATGAATACATTCATGCAGGTAGAGATTATGTACCGGCAAACACAACACTTAGTTATTCTGGAGATGGATTTGGTATTACAGGATTAACTCCAACAGTTGTAACTGGTGGTGTTATGCAAATTCGTTTAACAGGTGACGATACTACATTTGGTGGTGCAGATTATAAAACTGCAACAAATACTCCACAGACAGGTGATACTACAAGTATTACAATTTCAAACACTGACGCTTCGTTGAGTGCGGCATACACAGGTATGGCAGTATTCCTTGTAGGCGGAACAGGTGCTGGACAGTATGGTTATATTGACACTTATAATGCAGGTACGAAAATTGCTAATATTAAAAAGTATTCAGATGACACAGCTGGTTGGGACGTTACTGTGTCAGGACAAGCCGTTGAAGCTGAATTAGATAATACAACACAATATAGCATTGAACCAAGAGTTAACATTACTGCTCCTGGCAATGATGGATCAACAGCAACGGCTCAAGCACTTGCTAGAGCAAAAGTTGCAGATGGTAAAATTAGTGAAGTAAGAATCATCCATCCAGGTGCTTCTTATACAACACCTCCAACTGTAACATTTACAGATCCAAACAATACAGTAGATGCTCCATTAGAAGTATTTGTTGCTGATGGTGTACTTGCACAACCAACATTTGCTTCAAGAGGAACAGGTTGGACAGCGGCAACAGCAACAGTTTCAGATGCAGGGTTTAGTAAAGATATTACAGGAGTAACATTTACTGCTAATCCGTTTGCTTATACATTGCTTACTGACAACAAAGAATTTATTAAAGACGAAGTTATTGCTTGGATTGATAACCAAATTGCAAACGCAGGTAGTTCTACATTATGGAATGCATTTACATATGACAAATCATCATGGGAATCAAACGTTGGCGAATATGTTGACGCATTAGCACATGACATTAAGTTTGGTGGAACTAAAGAATCAATTAAAGCGGCAAGAAGTTATTGGATTGGTGTTAACACTACACTACCAGGAAGACAAAGTCAAAAACTTGCGGCTTATGAGTTTATGAGAACGTTATTAAACAGTTATATTTTAATTAATACAGCATATACAACTCTACAAAGTCCGGTAGTAACTACACAAACTACAAATGGTAATAATGCAGAAGCAGGTGCTGTTACATTAGCTGGCGAGTTAATTGACATTATCAACGAAGGATTAATTAACGGTCTTGACAGTTTACCAAAAGATGGCGGAGCAGGTATTTTAAATATTACTGTTGCTACACACGGATTAGTAGACGGAGATAAAGTATTAATTAATGGTGTAGGTGGTACTACTCAACTTAATGGTAATAGTTATTATGTAAAAGTTATCGATGCCAACACATTACAACTTTACTTAGATGTTTATAGACTATTTCCAGCAGTACTTACACTTGGTAGTCCATACATTGTTAACGGTACTATTGCTTACGGAGCAGGATATAGAGATGCTAAACAAGATGGCAAGTATATTCAAGTTGAAGGAATGGAAAGTATTCCACAAGCTGGCGCAAACGTTGAGTTTGCTAGTTTACCAGGAACATTCTTTAAACTAGTTAGTGTTACACAGTTAACAGGTAGTTCACCTTACTCATCATTGTTACAAATATCACCAAATATGGCATTAGATGATGCTCCAGTACATGGTGATAACATAGAGATGAGAATTAGATACTCACAATGTAGACTTACAGGTCACGATTATTTGGATATTGGTACTGGTGGATTTACTACTACTAACTATCCAGGCACACCAACTACACCAGCTGATCCAAATGATGAAGCTGTTGAAGGTGGTGGAGGAAGAGTGTTCTTCACAAGTACAGACCAAGACGGTAACTTTAGAGTTGGCGACTTGTTTAGTGTTGAACAAGCAACTGGTATTGCAACCCTAAATGCTGATGCATTTAGTATATCAGGACTACAAGAACTACAACTTGGAGCAGTAGCACTTGGCGGTGCTGGTGCAACAGTTAATGAGTTTAGTACAGACGGAACATTTACAGCAAATAGTGACAGTATTGTTCCTACACAAAAAGCTATTAAGACATATATTACTAGCCAAATTGGTGGAGGGGCGTCAGAATTGAACGTAAATAGTGTAACAGCTGGAGTAATTAATATTCAAGGTAATACAATTACAACAACTACCGGAGTATTAATAAATACAACAGCACAGATGCATTTCACAGGTGGCGTAAGCGGATCACCAGTTGCAATGCAACAATTTATATTGAGTTAAAGGAGAAACAATATGGCCACAGGAAGATTAGGACACGCAGACTTAGCCGCTGGCACTAACACTTCTCTTTACACGGTACCTGCAAACACCTTCGGGATTGTAACGCTATCGATTTGTAATAGAGGAAATAGTGCAATTTCGGTAAGAGTTGCTGTCGCATCGGCTGGTACACCACTAGCAAGTGAATACATTGAATATGATGTTGAAATTTTAGCTAAAGGTGTGTTAGAAAGATCAGGTATTGCATTGGCGGCAGGGCAAATTCTGGTAGTTTATAGTAGTGCCGCAAATGTCAGTGCAGTAGCAATGGGTATTGAGACATCTACAGCATAATGATAAATATAGTAATAAAAAGGAAACACTAAAATGGGAAGATATATATCAACAACAGGAACTGCAAGTAGCGTCATTCGTGAAGTTAGTAGCACGTATCAAGCTGTAGTTAACGATCGTATTTTAGCTAATTCAAATGGTGGTGGATTCACAATTACTTTACCAGCTAACGCTAGTTTAATTGTAAACGATACTATTTCAATCATTGATGTTACAGGTAGTTTTAATACTAACAATGTAACACTTGGTAGAAACGGTTCAAAAATCCAGAATTTATCAGAAGACTTAACTTTAGACATTAATAACGTAGCTATTACATTGATTTATTCCGGGTCCACATACGGCTGGATTATGTCAGGAACGTAAGAAGAGAGGATACTAACTATGGCAGACCTGAGAACACTTTTAGGAGATACTACTTCGGGAACTTCGGCTCCTACAAAGTTCTTCTATGTGTACAACAATAATAGGGGTATTAATAATGGCGGTTGCTGTTGTCTTTGGACAGTACCAGCAGACATTGTTAACGTAACATTTGAGCTATGGGGTGCAGGAGCCGCAGGAGCAGGAGGATGTTGCTGTCAGTTTAGTACACAGAACGCAGGCGGCGGATCATACGCAATTAGATCAGTAAACACAATAGCTGGTTGCCAATACACAATTTGTGCGGCTGGTAACGGAGCATGTTGTGAAAGAGATTGCTTAGGCATTGATGGTTCAACTAGTTTTGTACAAGGATCTGGTATTGCAACTACGTGTGCTAGAGGCGGATGTACAGGTAGAACAAACTGTCATGGACATTATGCATATAACTGTTGCTTTGGATGTTCACAAATTTCGGGCGGTACGCAGGGCGATTTAAGATTAGGTCATAGTAGAAATAATCCTATGGCTACACAATATTGTCACAATCAAATGTGGGACTACGTAAGTGGACCACCAAAAGGTGCAAATACTAGAAAAGGTCGAGATTATTGCGGTAATCCAATGACTTGTTCAGGTTGCGGATGGGGTTGTGCTCAACCTTACCCAGGGGACGCTGGATATAATGGTACTGCATGTGGCGGACCATGCTGTTGGGGCCATTGGGGCTCAGGCGGAATGGTTAAAGTATCGTACAGTTAATATGACTAAATACAAACGAAGGAAACAAAATGGCTGAAATTACAAAAAACTTTACATATGATATCCCCAATGAATATTTGAGTCAATCAAACTCGGATGGGGACACAGCAACAGCAAGTTATACAGGTCCAGAGACTTTATATATCTATGTTGATGCAACAAGCGGACAAAATACACTATCACAAAATCCACCAGATGAGGATTTTAACTACAATCCAACAACTGATACTACACCAGAAGGTGAAAGATTAGTTACTTTAGATTGTGCTGGAGAAGACACATTAATGTGTGCTATTTTCCTACCACATACAACAACATTATCACAATCAGAAGTAGTAACAGCATTACCAGAAGGTTATGGAAATTACTCAACTCAATGGCCTCCAATGCCAGATCATGCTTACGAAAGAGATTTATGTGTACATGATGAAGATAGTAATAATTGGACACTAACTTGGAAACAACCTTGGCAAACTTGGGAAACACTAACTCAACTAAGAAATGATAGATTAGACGCAACAGATCACAGAGTAGCGGCAGATATGCCTGATAGTGTTAAGCAACCATGGATTGATTTTAGAACAAAATTAAGAGAATTACCGGTTACGTACAAACGTGGCGAGGCTGATGAATATCCAGCACATATGGTTAAGTTCCCAGAAGAACCAACTGTAGGCGGATATGCTGAACCACCGTCAACTGATGGCGTAGGAATAGGTTAAGGAGAAATATAAATGTCTGCATTAAGATCATTACTACAACTTGGAACTGCAACAGGTACTCCAGCATTAAGAACAATTTATGTTTATCATAGTTCTTTTGATAATACTAGAAATAGTAACCCAGGATGCTGTTGTAATTGGAACCCAAGTGACGATGTAACATGGGCCGCTTTTGAAACGTGGGGTGCAGGCGGAGACGGCGGTGGCGGCTGTTGTTGTATGGCTGGCTTTCCTGGTGGAAGTGGATCATACGGTAGAAAAATTGTAGAAATTAATAACGCGGCATCATTTACATTATGTGCAGGAGCGGCAGGTTGCTGTAGACCAGTAATGGGCTGTGCAGGATGTGGTAGTTATGCATGTTCAAGCAACGGCTGTTGTTCAGGCGGTTACATGTGCTTATGCTCAAGTGGCGGCGGATATGGCTGTGCTACTTGCGGATTTGGTAGTGCATGGGGCGGACATTGCGGATGTCCAAATAGAATGTGCGGTTGTGTAAAAGGCGCAGACTTTAGTATGTGCGGATTTAACGGTGGTGGAGCAGGTACAGCAATGTGTGCTAGTTCATCATGGGAAAACATGACATCGGCACCATACGGTGGACAACAAGCTAGAATGTCAAGAGATAACTGTTATAAAACACACGGTAGAGATGCAGACGGACCAGCTGACTTCCCAGGCGGAGGCGGTGGTACGCTACATACTCACAATGGTACTTGTTACTGCGGTGGACCAGGCGCTGGCGGATTAGTAGTAGTTTATTATCAATCGGATATAGCGTAGGGAGTATAGAATATGTCAAGTTTAAGAGATTATTTACCAGGTTACGATGTAGGAGTTATTGCTCCAAAGTCGTTTACTGTAAGTTATGCTTGGAACGCAGATCACAACGAAGCGTGGCCAGCAACAGCTTACGGAGTTCCACCACAATCAAGATATTATTGTAACAACAATGGCGGAAAATGTTGTCGTTGGACAGTACCACAAGGTGCTACATTTGCTGTATGGGAAATGTGGGGCGGTGGCGGCTCAGGAACAGGCGGATGTTGCTGTATGCAGGGATATCCATCGGATTCAGGAGGATATGCAATTAAATCAGCTAACGTAGCAGGTGGTGATCAATTCACAATTTGTGCAGGACGTTCGGGCTGTTGTTTATATGCAGGCAATAACTACGCAGGACATAATAGTTTTGTATTTGGAACACCAACAGGCGGCTCATGTTTTTGTGCTGTAGCTTGTGGAGGTTACTGTAGTAACTGTACACATTGTCATGGATTTTTTAGCTGTTACGGATGTTGTATGAACTGTTATAACTGTCAAATTCAACCTAATAACGTTGACTTTGGTATTGCAAGTATGACTGGATCTGCACAAAGATCACAGCATTGTGGCGATAGAGGACTACAATTTGTTCCTACTGCTCCAATGGCACAATCAGGACCAAAGATTGGACCAAATGGTTGTTGTGCAAGAGGCGGTGAGTGTGAAGGATTTGGTGCATGGCCAGGTGGCGCAGGCGAAGCAGGTCAAGTGATGGGCGGCGGATGCTGTTGTGGTTCACCAGGTGCTGAAGGCGCAGTATATGTGGTATATTATTAAAGGTAACAATTAGGAAAAGAATATGATAGATCCAAATGCACAAAATAGAGTTATTGAAATTGATGTAGATTTCTCTTATGATATGCCAGATGCATATCTTTATCAGACTACAACATTAGGTAAAGTAGGGCAGTGGACGTATCAAGGTCCAAAAGAAATGTGGGTATTCCTACGTAAACGTGACAATAAGCGTACAGGCGAAGTCAAATTTAGCTATGAAGTTGAAGATGATTATGTGCCAAACGTTGGTGAATACATGGTTAAAGTTAACTGTGAAGAAAATCCTTTGTTATGTGAATTAATGGAAACTGATCAAGACACACTATTTTTAGAAGGTAGAGCAAAAGTAAGTGAAACACTTCCGATTAATGATTGGGAAGGTAATCCATTTGTACACATCGAGCCTGAAGTTCCAACACCAGACCATACATACGATAGAGATGAAATTACTTATGATCCGATTGCACAACAATGGAATACACCATTTCCGTTTATTAAACCGCACACAGATTGGGAAGCAATTAAAAAAGTACGTTGGGGTAAATTAGCGGCGGCTGATGGTCATGTATCAGAAGATATGCCAGCATCATTACTAACTGCTTGGCAAGATTACAGAACAACTTTAAGAACTTTACCAGCTACATACGGTGCGGCTTGGACAGTAACTATTGCAACAGCAGGAACAGGATACGCAGTAGGCGATAACTTTAATGTTGACGCAAGTGTATTTGGTTTTTCAAATGCAGACGTAGGTACATTAGACGATTTATGTCAACCAATGGGAAAAAGACCAGGATTTGATTTTGAAGCGGCAACTAGTGGTCAAGACGATACTGCTATTGTTAACGAAAACGATTCATTAGATGTAAACATTATTGTTACATCAGTTGATTCAGATGGTGCAATTACAGGTGTTAGAACACGTAATGCATTTAACGCAAGACATATTAAAGAAGCAAGAACACTTGACGCAGTAGCAACTACACCAACAACAGATGCTGGTTCGGGTGCTACATTTAACCTAAGTAAAGTAGTTAGAATTGATCCTTGGAAGGTAAGATTTCCACAAAGTCCAAATGCGGCTAGACCAGGGATATATGGTGAAAGAGACCAATTCCCAGGTGCAACAGGACGTTACACAAGTGAAGAAGATCGTAACAACCCTGCAGATGGCTGGTTAATGGATCATACATATCATCCTGCAACTGGACACTTTATTCCACCTGAATCAGGCGGCAACTATATGGCGGCTGATCTAGCTAGATTAAGTCTAAGCACAGACGGTACACCGTATGATGATGGCATTGCAGATGGGCTTCCAACACCTCCTACAGATGCAAGAGGCAATACACGTATTGCTGGAACTATTACAGCCAGAAAACAAACAAGCTAAACTGATCTACATTAAATATCTATACAAGCAATTACACAAATTGTAGAAGGATATAAAATGACAGATAAAAGAAATACGGCTATTTTTATCAATGGCGGTGCTGGCAGAGTTCTTGCTAGTATTCCAGCACTTGAAAAGTTTGCAGAAGAAAATCCAGAAGACAACTTTATCATTGTATGCGAAGGCGGTACTGACTTTTATAAAGGTCATCCAGTACTACATGCAAAGGCATATGATCACTGGCACAAGAATCTCTTCCAAGATAAACTTAAAGACATGAATTTATTAACACCTGAACCATACAGGGTGTTTGAGTACTATAATCAACAATGTAGTATTGCAGAAGCATACGATATTCAAATTAATAATAAAGGATTACGAAAACTACAAAGACCCATCTTAAAATTATCAAGAGAAGAAATGCTATTTGGTAAAAAGTTAGTTGATGAAGTTAGAGAAAAAACTAAAAAAGATAAAGTAGTTGTGTTCCAACCATTTGGAAGAGCAGTTCAACACGACAACGGTGTTATTACTGACTGGAGTGGCAGAAGTTTTGAAGCTGAAAACTCAGTCAACATTGTTAAGTCACTTTCAAAGAAATATGCTGTAGTACATATGGCAGAATTTGGTATTGATTTTTCAAAACACGGTTGTAAAGAACCTGTAGCAAGTCCAATGGGTGCAGATCTAAGACATTGGGCAGGCATTATTGCAAACGCAGATTACTTTTTAGGGTGTGATAGTGTAGGACAGCATATTGCTCATGCACTAGATAAGAAGTGTACAGTAGTAATAGGATCAACTTTTCCAATTAATGTTTCATATCCAGAAGATAAAAACTTTGATATTTTAGATATGGGCGAAGGTGCTAGAGTATATTCACCTATTAGAGTTACAACAGACGAGTATGCAGACAGAACCAACGACGGTATTATGGCAATGAACGAAAAAGTTGAAAGTGTCATTTGTGAATCAGTAACAGCAGGAATTAGAAATAAGAAAAAAGTTGGTGAAAAGTACCAAGCTACTGAAGAAACAACTGTAACTGCTTAATAATGAAACGTTTATTTGTGTTTGGATGTTCCTATACATCATGGAATTGGCCTACATATGCAGACATATATGCACAAGATTTCGATGAATATCAAAACTGGGGACACGCAGGTTTAGGTAACAGAGCCATTGCTGAACGTGTTGCAGAATGCCATGCTACAAATGAAATTGACAAAGACGATACAGTAATCGTACAATGGTCAAGTCATCTGCGTTACGACTATCTTAACTTTAAGCACAAAGAACCTTGGCAAACTAAAGGTAGTATATTCAGTTATCAGAATAAAGAAGTATTTGATGATAAATGGATAGAAACTTTTTATGATGAGAAAGCATTGTTTTTACATACAATGAATAACATCATACTTACTAAAGGATTATTAAAAGATACTAATTGCAAGTTTTATTTTACAAGTATTAGTAACTTAGAAACGTTAGGTACTGATATACCTCATCAAAAAGGACATGGAGAAAATTTAAGAAATACTCCCGAACTTGCTGATGCATTTAAAGAATTTAATTTAGAACAATATAGATATGTATTAGAAGGGCCTGAATGGTTAGAACCTTTAGGTTTACATGCTTGGAATAGTCCAGAACACAGTTGGTGGTTTGAAGAAAACGGTGAAAAATGGGTAGAGTTACACCCTAGTCCAACACAACATTTAAGTTTTGTGCAGTCATATTTAAACCAGAACTTAGATGACACAACGAAAAAAATGATAGATACTGTTATAGAGTGTAAAACTAATGACTATAAACAAACTATCAAAAATATTACTAAATTAGTAAATTGGGATAGAAGTTACAGAGGAATAAAAGATGCCAACTAAAAAGCCAGTATGGATTGCAGGAATCGCTAGAGGACACAACGGCGGAGTATGTTTGTTAAAAGATGGTGAAATTGTTTTTTCAATTGAAGAAGAACGATTAACTAGACAAAAGTATGACGGCGGTCCATATGCAAGTATGGTTAAAATACTTGAATACACTGATACATTAGATTTTTTAGTTGTTGCACATACACAAAATTTAGATCAAACTGCTGGTAAAGTAGACTTTAGTGGAGACGATGTTTACACAGGTCTTGCACGTAAATTAGGATTAATTAAAAGATTACCATACACTGGCACATCTCATCCACAAGTAATTGACATGTCAAATATTCATCACAAGTTACATGCGGCTTGTGCATTTTATCGTTCAGGGTTTGAAGATGCTGTAGCACTTATTGTAGATGGTGCAGGAACTTTTATTACATTAGATATTGGCGGACAACCTACTACTGTTTGGGAAACGGAAAGTATTTACGATTGTAATTATCCTGACAATTTTAAAACATTATACAAACACATTGGTGCTAACGGTCCTTTAATGGGTGCATGGATACCTGAGTTTTCAAGTGAAATGTATGACGAAGATAAAGAAGCTACACATGAGTTAGTTATTTCAGAAAATGCTGGAATTGTTAAAGCATATGAGGCAGTAACAGAATACTGTGGATTTAGTTTTATTGAAGCAGGTAAGACTATGGGACTATTTCCATATGGACAAGCTAATACTGCACCAAAAATCTTTAGACATGATACATTAACTTCACAAGCAGATAGACATGTTATTGTTCCAACATATCCTAATGGGGCTCATGTTAATTACAATATGCACCCTTACTTAACTAACCACGGTGACAATCCAGAAACGCAAGACGTAACCTATTTAGAAAATAGACGCAACATGGCATATAATATTCAAACTGAAAGCCAAGAAGAAGTTGTTAAATTAATTCGTAAAGCAGTTCAAATGTCAGGAAAAAATAAAGTAGTTATTAGTGGAGGATATGGACTTAACTGTGTTGCTAACTATCATTATTTAGAAGCATTAAAAGATGACGGAATTGAAATCTATGTTGAGCCAGTAAGTAACGATGCAGGTACAGCCATGGGCGGCGCAATGTTAATGCACAGACGTTTAACTAAAAGTAACAAAGTTCAAAAACAACAAGAAACATTATATGAAGGACCGGCTTACTGTTATTCAGAAGATGATATTAACAAAGTAGTAGAAAAATACGAAGCAACTGTTGAAGATTGCGATAACGCAAAAGCAGTAGAATTATTAGTAAATAGAAAAATTGTTACATTATTCCAAGGACGTTCAGAAAACGGACCACGTGCATTAGGTAATAGAACTATTATGTACGATCCAACAGATCCTAATGGTAAAGATTATGTAAACAAAGTTAAAAGACGTGAATACTTTCGTCCGTTTGCAGGATCTATTTTAGAAGAAGATGTACATGAATGGTTTGACTTACGTGGAATGAAAAGTTCACCAACAATGATGTATGCTGTAAACTGCCAAGACGGCATTGCAGATAAGATTCCAAGTATTATTCATGTTGACGGAACATGTCGTATTCAAACTGTTAATAGAGATCAAAATAAACACTACTATGATGTAATTAAAGCATTTAAAGAACGCACAGGTATTAGTATTATCTTTAATACAAGTTTTAATTTAGGTGGCGAGCCTTTAGTTGAAACACTTGATGATGCAGTACGTACACTTGCTAACAGTGACATCGAATATCTTTATCTACCTGAATATCAAAAGCTAGTAACATTAAAAAATTAGTAAATTATACCCATTAGACCTGCGATATTTAGGTATTTCTCATAACTCGTAACAGTCTGCAAATTAGGTAAATATACTAAAGAGGAATGTAAAAGGTAAAATGAGCTTCGATATCACCAAATATTTTAGACGTGGACAAAACAGTACAATTGAGTTTCGTAACGGAACCAACTTGTCTTACGCAGGTCCAAGTTATACACTAGTAGAATCAGGAACAGAATTAGATCGCTGGTATGTAGGAAGTTATTTTGGTGTTGAATATACTGTTGCGTGTGATGTAAACAGTGAACGCAAAGAAGTTCTTAAGTGTTTAGCAACTGCTAGTACTAGTGAAGCAAATATTGTTGTATATGGACGTAGTAATTTAGGAAACGATCTAATACAATTAGAAGTTGAAGTTACAGATTCATTCTTTAAATTAGTAGCATATCCAAGAGTACAAGATGACTCAACAGCTATCCAAGGTGCAAAAGTAATTTATTCAGCAAATTATTATGCGACCCAAAACGAACCTACAGCAACATTGTTAGGATCAAGCAGAGCGGCCAACGCACCGGTTTATACACTTAACCCAAGTACTACAAACACAGGCGAACTTGGACAAACAGTTACAATAACATTAGTTACATCAAATGTACTTGCGGGTACAGTATTACCTTATACAATTTCAGGAATACAAAGTGCAGACATAGGCGGATTTAATCTTACAGGATCATTTATTGTTGGCACTACTGATATTCTTAGTTTTCCAATTACTGTTGATTCAACTTCAGAGGGACAAGAAGTACTGCAAATTAAACTTGACAACAACCAAGCTACTACAAGTATTGTTATTCAAGATACAAGTACAACACCATCTGTTAGTTACGGACTTACAACAACAGCGGCAAGTGTTAACGAAGGTGAATCATTTACAATTACACTAACAGCAGAAAATGTTGCAGAAGGAACTTTAGTTGGATATACAATTACTGGCGTTGACAGTTCAGACATAGGCGGCGCTGATCTATCTGGAAACTTTGAAATAGGAACTACAGAATCTATTGTGTTTACTGCGGCTGAAGATTTAAATACTGACGGCGACGAAACTTTTGTAATGTCAATTGACGGTACTGCTACAACAGTTGAAGTTGCGTTTGGCGACACAAGTTTAAGTCCAATAATTCCAAGTTATACTTTAGGATCAACACAGACAACAGTTAACGAAGGAAACGCATTTACAATTACACTTAGCACTTCAAATGTTGACAATGGTACAGTACTACCTTATACAATTACAGGTGTTACTAGTGCAGATTTAGCAGGAGCTTCTTTAACAGGTAACTTTGTTGTTGGTACAACAGACTCATTAACATTTACTGCAACTGCTGATGCAACAACAGAAGGCGACGAAGGATTTGTAATTTCATTAGATAATGGCGAATCAACATTTAACTTAGCTATTGTTGACACAAGTACAACACCAGGAAATAGCTATACAATTAATACAACTAATGACGGGTCAAGTGCATATGTATTATCAGGCACAGACGCATTAGGAGCAGTTTCCGGAAATAATCAAACAGTTACAGTTAGTGTTGGTGATACACTTACATTTGCTGTTAGTGCTCCAGGACATCCGTTCTACATTAAGACAGTAAACTCAACAGGTACTGGTAATGTTGTTTCACCAGCGGCTACAGGACAAGGTTCAACATCAGGAAATGTAGTTTGGGAACCTACTGCGGCAGGAACATATCATTATAATTGTCAATTCCATGGTTCAATGCATGGATTAATAGTAGTACAAAACTAGTGATAAATACTATTGGAGAACATAAATGGCAGTAATTAAATCACCCTTTCAAGCACAGTATGGATTTACTAGTCCGGGGTTTGAAGTTGACGAAGTTGGTAATGTTAGTGTACGCACATTAACATATACCGTTGTCGACGAAGTTGTTGATACAGCTGGCGATTTCTTATTTAGACAAGCAGGTAACGGATTTACTATTGACGAAGTATATAATCCAGACAAACCAGCCGAGTTATTATTAAATCCACCAATTGAAATTGTTCGAGGAAGTAGTTATGTTTTTAACTTATTTTTAAGAGAATTAAATGAAGCTGGTGATATAACTGGTGACATCACAATGAATATATTCAGCTTTGATGGTAGTGTATATTCTAACTATAATACAGGGTTAACACATACCTCTAAAGACGGTCTTACAACACTTACAGGCAATGATGCACAAAGTAAATTTGAAGGTAAAGTAACCTTTGCAGTTCCAGATAATGCACCAGCAACATTATGGTATGGTGACGGTGACCAAATACCTTTAGTAGAAATTACAGTTATTGATCCACTAGTTAGTGGTATTGGTAATTTTAGTAGAATTACAACAACCGGTAACTTAACAGCCCAGGGTGAGAATGCAGTTATTACGCTATCTCCGACTGGAAGTTCGGGAACAGTAGTAATAAATCCATCAAACGGTGGAACACTTAATAACATGGATATTACTGCTAACTTATTAACAGTAACAGAAACTGCAAACTTTACAGGTTTAAATGCGAATGTAAATGTAAGCCCAACAGGTAGTGGTAGATTAACTATTGCACCAGCAGGCGGCGGCAATATAGATGGTGTAAGCATTGGTTCAACTAAGCCAGGGTCAGTTATCACTAACAACCTAACAGCAACTGCCGGAACAATAAATAACACTACAATTGGAGCAGTAACTCCGGCTAATGCAACGTTTGCTTCGGCACAAGTACAAGCAAACCCAACAACAGCTACAACAGTTACTAACAAAAAATATGTAGACAGTAGGGCATCAGCAATGGCTGTTGCTTTCGGAATGTAGGAAAACAGATGGCAAAGAAAAAAATTGACTCGTATATATTTCAACCAGGAATTCCTATTAGTGAAAATAGATTTCCGTATGCATATAGTCTAATAAAATCAAACATTAACTTTATTGTTGAAGAACTATCAGCATGGCTTACTGCACAAGTTGCGGCAAATACAGGTAATCCAGGATCAATATGGTACAACTACACATACAATGATGTACTATGTAGACGAGATACACGATACAATTTAGAAGGTACAGACGGAGTAACCGGCGTACTTTGGGATTTGCGTTATGGCGGAAATTATCAAGCACGTTTCTTAGCAAGTAAGTATTGGATTAATTCAACTCCGCAGATTGATGGTGATAGAGCTCCTGAAATTGCGGCTAAGAACTTTGTTGTTAGTTTAATTAATAACTATATTCTACCACAAGTTCCTTACACAAGTTTACAATCAGATCCACCAGCACGAGTACAAGTTTATGACAACGGCAGTAACTATGAAACAGGTACTGATGCAAGAATAACAGAACTAATGGGAATCATTACAACTGTTATTGCAGGCGGCTTAGATGTTATTCCTCCGCTACAGAGATCACAAATTTCAAGTGTTAAAATTCAAACTCGTGTTCCTGCAAACGATTTATTGTTGATTACAGATTCAACAAACAACGAAATTTTATATAACTTTAGTGACCCTGATTTAGGTGCGTCAACCGCATTCCAAACAGATGATACTTCACAGTTAACTAAAGGTATTGAAGAAGACTTTCCAAAGTTCCTTGAAAGAACTGGTACAGTTACTACAGTATACCTAAAGAAAGATACAGATAATAGAGTTTATTCTCCAAGAGCAGTAGCACTATTAGAAGCAAACTTACAGTTTTTAAAGAAAGAAACTGTTGCTTGGATTGCAGGTAAAGTTGCGGCAAGTACAAGATTTACTCCTACTGCGGCGGCATATAGTCCTGCAAGTGGACAATTAGTTTTAACAATTCCTAGTCATACGTTTTATAGAGGAGACTATATTAGAATTGCAACAGGTGGATTAACATTTACTTGTGCAAAAGATAGTAATGCTACAGAACATGCATATCCAAGAGCTAGTGGTGTGCCTAATGATACAGGAACAGACCCATTTTATAATAAGCCAATTTTAATTGAAAGTTCTACTACAGACACAGTTACAGTTAATATTGGTATTTCATCTGATACTTCAGCTCACACATTTGTATCAGCAACAGCTAATGCAATTTCAGATGTATGGTACAACTATACATACAATACTGCTAAGTGTGAAAGAGATATGGGATTTAATATTGAAGGAATTACACACGATATTAAATATTCTGGAAATACAAAAACACATTACAATGCTAGTAAGTATTGGGTACAAACTACGCCGCAAATTGACGGCGATAGAATGCCAGAAATTTTAGCAAAACATTTTGCTAGAGATGTGATTAACAATTACATTTTTTCAAATACACTATACCCAACAGAACAAGTTGGTGCAGGTGCAGTTGCACAAAATACAATCCTGCAAATTAGTGAGTTGAATGTTAGTCAAAGAGTAACAGAATTGTTTAGTGTTATTACAAACGTTATTACAAACGGTTTAAGTGTACTACCAATCAAAGAAGAAGTTAAACAGTTTTACGATACAGACGATATTCAAATCTTTATTGACCAAGGTGATGTTATTACTAGACCACATGACTTTGGTACAGATGCTATTGAACGTATGCGTGTTAGTAACTCAGTATCTATGCTTGATGCTGACTTTGAATACGGGTTACAGCCCACTAAATGGCAAGCGATTGCTATGCAAAGAGGATATCCAAGTATTTACGAAGTACCAGGTACTGATACACAAGTTGAATCAGTTGTAACAGATGCATCAATTGGAACTGATGGTATTGGCCAAAGTAAAATTACTGTAACAACAGTTGGACCACATGGTATTACGGCAGGTACTCCTATTACAATTAAAGCATTAGAAAATAGTGTTGCTGGAGCAAGTAGAGCAGAAGGATCGTTTGTAGTTTCAACTGTTCCAACAGATAATACATTTACATTTTTTGCAAAATCAAAAGTTGGTGTTACTAATGGTGAAGTATTATCAACATTCTACACACAATTAAGACAAGCTGGATTTTATACAGGTGCGGCAATTGGCCAACCACAGTTTAGTATCTTATCACAAGGTGCTGAAGGAACATTTGTCAACCCATTAACGGCGGCAGAAGGTGCAAATATTATTACATGGTCTGGTGTTGCTCCAGAAGTTGGTTCTCCAATGGTTAACGAAAGCGGACAAGTATCAACTGTTGGTACATATGGAGCGGCTGATGCTTCACGTTTAGCAGGAACATATTCAGTAAGCACAGGTAGTTCCGATAGTATTGCGGCGGATTTAATTGTAGGTACATATACTATTGTTGTTGACGGCACAGGTGCCGCGACAGTTACAGCAATTGAAAATCCAGGACGAAATAATGCTCCAGGAGATATTATTACTATTTCAGATGCATCATTAGGAAATGGCGGCGGTGCTGATTGGACTTTTGTTGTTGCAACGGTTGCTACCGGAGCAGGCATTGCAGTTGGTGCTCAGGTTACAAGTTTAACTGGTGGCGGAGTAGGATTTGAAAACGGTGGTACATTAAATACTTTAGACGTTAGCGGAGATTTTCCAGCAGGCTCTAATGCTATTAATGTAGTTGATGCAACAGGTATTTTACAAGGTGAAGCAATTGATAGAGGTGACGGAACAGCGATCCATGTTACTACTGTTATAGGAAATACACTTAACTTTGATGGAAATACCACAGCAAACATTGTAGGAAATACAGTTAGTTACACAGGAATAACTGGTACTAATTATACATCAGCAGGATCAGGCGCAACATTTAATATTGATAGAGGAAATCCTACTTTAGGACAATATACTGTTTCACTACAAACCGCAGGTATTAATTTTGAAGCAGGCGATGTATTAATTGTTGACGGACAAGCATTAGGTGGTATATCAAATACTAATGATCTTAGAATTACAATCGATACAGTTGACGTCAGTGGTGCAATTTTAACATTTAGCTTTACAGGTTCAGCGTTTGATGGTAATGCAGTATTTACAAATGTAACAGGTACTAATCTTAACGGTTTAGGTACTGGATTAATTCTTGATGTTACTAGTAGTGCTGGAACTTATACAGCAGTTACAGATAATCCAACATACACTGATTTACCTCCAGAAACTCCAACCGGCGGAACTGGTGCGTCTTGGGACGTTGTATTAACAAATAACAATTACACAACTACAAAAAATGCAGGCTCACTTGATGCTGGATACACAGTTGGATCAGTTATTAGAATTCCAGGTACTGTGTTTGGCGGAGCAAGTCCAACAAACGATTTAGATATTACTGTTGATTCAGTAGATGGCACTGGTGCAATTACATCATTCACTGATTCAGGTGCTGGTGGCGATGCTGTAGCAAACTATGCCGCTGTACCATTTACTACAAGTTCAATTGGTACTGGAGCTGAAATTAACATAGGGTATACAGGAAATGTATATACAGTTACCGTTCCTGGTCCAGGATCAGGATACACACAAGGTGAAACTTTACTAGTTGTTGGTTCTGATGTAGGTGGCGCAAGTCCAGGAAACGATGCAACAGTTACTATCGACAGCGTTGGTGGTAGTGGTGAAATTACAGGAGTTTCAGTTACAGGTACGGCTGTTAATAGTGCAACATTTAGTAATATTGTATCAGGATTTAATGTCTTTGGTACTGGAGCAACATTTAATGTTACTCAAAACGCTAACGCAACTTATACTGTTGTATTAGGTTCAACAGCTGGAGATAGTTATGCTCAAGGTTCAACACTTACAATACTAGGTTCTAACGTTGGAGGTACATCACCAACTAACGATATTACTATTACAATTACATCAGTAGATGGTGCAGGAACAATTTTAAATATTACACATACAGGTACATCAGCGGCTCCTACGCAGGGATTTGCAGTTGGCGACAGAATGTTTATTATAGGAGACACCTTCCCAGGTGGAAATAGTCCAACTAACGATGCACTTATAGAAGTAACATCTGTAAATTCTGGTGTTATTACCGGATTTACTATTACTGGTACAGGACCAAATGCTAACGAAACATATCCAAGTGTAACGTATACATATCCAGCAGGAGCAGGTGTTGGTGCAGACTTCAGTGTTACAAAAGCGGCAACAGTTTATGGAGTAAACATTACTAATGCAGGCGGCGGTTACTTAGTTGGCGAAACATTTGTAGTAGCAGGTACTGAACTAGGTGGTGCAACTCCAGCAAACGATGCAACAATTACTGTACTAACTATTGACAGTGGCGGAGAGATTCTAACTGTAAGTATTTCAGGAACAGGTAATGATGAGGTTGTATACCAAGATATATCACAATCAGCAGGACAGATAACAACATTATCTGGTAGTACTGCAACATTTGATATTACAATTAGTAACCAAGTATATTCAGCAGTAGTTAATACTCCAGGAACTGGATACTTTCCAGATCAAAACATACGTGTTCCGGGTACACAACTAGGTGGCGAAAGCCCAGCAAACGATTTAACAATTACTATCGTTACTACAGATAATAGCGGAACAAGAACCGGAGAAGGTTCAATTGCTTCAGTATCTACCGCAGGAGCAGGACCAAGTGGAATAGGATCATATGTTGATGTTGGTCCAACACCATTAGGAAACTTTGGTTCAAATGCAGAATTTACTATTCAAAGAACTAGTAGCAGTTATAGTAATCCAGTAATTACAGTTGATGGTGAATCTTATGTAGCTGGTAATAAAATTAAAGTACTAGGTACAAATTTAGGAGGTACATCACCAACTAACGATGCAACAATTACTATTACTGAAGTATCAACAGACGGTAGTATTGTTGACGCAGATATTGCAGGAACAGCAGTTGCAGGAGATACAACAGTAACGTATGCAACAGTAACTATGTCAGAATTAATAACTGCTCAAATACCAGCTAGAACATTAATTGGATTTGCGGCGTTGGCAACTACAGAAGTTTCATTTGCATCAGCACATGGATTGATTCCAGGAGATGCATTTATTGTTACAGTTAACTCAGACGATGGCGTTAACAATCATACACTATTAGAAGGACCGTTCTTTGCACAACAGGTTCCAACTACAACAAGTTTAAGATATCAGTGTAGAGCTCCAGGTACTATTACACAAACAGGTGATATTAGTGCAACTCTTTATCCAAGACCAGATAGTTTCTTTGTTCATAGACCATATGATGGTGGAGTTATGCTTGGAACAGGAGGACCGCAACACGGTGCTCAAGCAATTAGACAGAGTAAAAAATATATTAGATACCAGTCAGGTAAAGGTATTATGTATACCACTGGTGCGTTGTTTGCTCCAAGTTACGATCTATTAGATGTAACAGCAGACGATCTACTAGCAGGTAGTTTCATTACAGTTACAACAGATGACGTCGACCATGGACTACAAGTTGGTGGACAAATTAGATTAATTGGTATTGAAACTCCAGGATATAATGGAAATTACACAGTAGCAAGTATTGTAAGTGAAAGAACATTTAAAGTTATTTCGCAAATTGCTCCTGCTTCATTAACACCAGTATTAAGTACAAGAGCCCAAGTATCATTACTTAACTGGCACGGTGCAACTGTGCGTTCAGGTGCATTTGATGATCAAAATGGAATCTTTATGGAGTACGATGGAACAAACTTTAGTGCAGTACAAAGAACTGCTACACTACAGTTAGCAGGTACTATTGCAATTAATGTTGATTCAAACACATGTACAGGGTCAGGAACAAGATTTAGAGATCAGTTAAAAGCTGGTGATAGAATTGTTATTAAAGGAATGACTCACGTTGTTTCACAGATTACAACAGATACTGCAATGACAGTAACACCTGACTTTAGAGGTAATTCAAATGCTACTGGTGTAAAATTATGTTTGATTAGTGATAAGAAAACTAAACAAGCTGACTTTAACAAAGATACACTAGACGGCCTAGGAAGTAGTGGATATATCATGGACATCAGTAAGATGCAGATGATTGGTATTCAGTACAGTTGGTACGGTGCTGGATTTATTGACTATATGCTACGTGGTGATGATGGTAACTTTATTTTCTATCACAGAATGCGTAACTCAAACATTAACACAGAAGCATTTATGCGTACTGGTAACATGCCTGTGCGTTATGAAGTTACTAACGAAGGTCCAAATGATAGACTAGCGGCGGCAATGGATGCAACCCAAACTACAATTCCATTGATTACATCTTCGTTCTTCCCAACAACTGGTACAGTTATTATTGATAACGAAATGATATCTTATACTGGTGTAACAGGTGATACCCTAACAGGGTGTACTAGAAGTGCTCCACTAACAAACTTTGCGGCAGGTGCAACAAGAACTTATACAGCAGGTGGTGCTGTACCACATGACGAGAGAACTGGTGTAATTTTGATTAGTAATACAATTACTCCAATCATATCACACTGGGGATCAGCGTTCTTAACAGACGGTGGCTTTGATGAAGACCGTGGTTATATTTTCTCATACGCTTCTGCAGGTAACGATATTAGTACACTAAGAAATACTGTGTTTATGTTAAGACTAGCACCTAGTGTTAGTAACGCTATTGTTGGTGACTTAGGTGAAAGAGAACTACTAAACAGAGCTCAGTTGCTACTAGAAGGTATTGAAATTACATCAGACGGATATGATGTTTCAAATAATCCAATTACTGGCGGTATTGTTGTTGAAGGAATTTTGAATCCACAAAACTATCCAATTAATCCAAATGATGTTGGTTGGTCTGCACTAACTGGTGCGGCGGCTGGTGGACAACCGAGCTTTGCTCAAGTTGCTCCAGGCGGTTCTGTTGTATGGTCAACTGGTGCTACACAGGTTATTAGAAGTGCAACAGTACAAGGTCCAATGACACAAACTGCCGAGTTCTTATACGGTAATAGAAATAGTAGATATCAGTATTTGTCAACGGCAGAGTTTGCCGCATTAAATGGCGAAGTTACAACAGGTGTGCAGGTTACTGCATCAGGTAGTAACAACTATGCAAGTAGTCCAAGAACTATTGAAGAAGTTTATCAAGAACCATGGTACGGTAGAGTACGTTTAAGATTTAATCAAAATATTCTAGTACAAAATGCTGATCCAACAGTAACATTTAGAATTGGTGGAGATTTAACTGGTTCTAACTACTTGTTCTTTACAGAAACAACCTGGAACGCAACAGGCGCTATTGCAGGCGACATTGTTGATGACACTAAGTTCTCAGCGGGTACTGCGGTTGCCGGTGTACAAAAATTAACATTTGGTTCAACAACATATTACAGAGTAACGTTTACACAGAGTTCAAATGCAACGATAACAGCAGGTGATACGGTAGGGTTCTTATTTGGACAACCACCTTATGCACAGCCAGGTGAAACTGTATTCTCCTTTATTGCAACACCAGGACAATCAAGTTCATTATCTCTAAGCTCATTGAAAGAGTTAACTAATACCACACTAGGTGGCAGAGGAACATATCCAAATGGTCCAGACGTATTAGCAATCAACGTTTATAAAACAGGTGGTACAGATACTAAAGCGAATATCATTCTAAGATGGGGTGAAGCTCAGGCTTAACGTACTACGTTAAATGCTATAGTAGTTCGAACAACGTTTTTACTACTAGGCATTACTGCATGTTTTAAGTAAGAAGGGAAAAGTAATAACTTGCCCTTTATAGGTTGGAATTCGAATTGTTGGCGGCCGTACTGTGAGTTTTCGTTATGTGCATATTCAACATATGGATTAGGATTTCTAAAACATAACCCACCAGCGTTTTCATTAGCTCTTACCCAATACACTCCTGATATCTTATTCATACCATGTTCGTGTTCAGTATGTATATCGCCTTCGTGATAGTCTTGTGTCCACCAATTGTATTGATTAGCTTCTTTTAGTTGTTTAATATGACATGCGTCTTGAAACTTGTTAACACAGTCTTGTATTTCGCTAAACAGTTCTGGTACATCATTCATTAAATGTACTACTTTGTTAGGTTCAAAATAATCTGTACCATGCGGAGCATTGTTGTCGGGTCTTGGTATAAGTTTTAAACGTGGTACTACAAATTGTTCAACGTCATCTGCAATACGATCCGGAACACTATGTTCTAGTATAGGAACAGAAAATAGCTCTTTAAAGTCCGACATAATAATTAAGTTTATTTCCTACTTCTTGTAAAACAGTTTCTCTAGGTTGTATATTAAACGCAATAGTAATACGAGGATCATCTTGTTTCCAATCACTAGTCATATGTTCAACACCTTTGCTGTTAGTAATAACTAACTGTCCGTTTTTGTTTTCAACAGCAATTTCTAATGCTTCTTCACCTATGTTGCGATATATAGTTTGCGATGGTTCACATTGTACACCTAAGTACCCGTGGAAACAATTATCATCATCTCCGTACTCGTGTCCGTGCCAGGTAAGTGTTGTTCCTTGTTTAGGCCAATAATTTAACCAACCAACAATCCAGTACTCTAGACTTTCATCATGCGGAATGTTGTTTTTAAATTCGTTTCTAATATCACGTTGTAGTTCAAACATACCAGGCATAATACTTGTAAACAAGTTATAGTATTGACTTACTGCCGTTGGAATTGATGTGTGTTTAGTATCAATTTCTTGATTAGGAATTGCAATCTCGTCTATAATTTGCTTATAAACAAAATTACAATTATGTTTTAATTGACTTAAATTTAGATCTAACTTACGCCTGTGTATTTGCATCTGAAGTAGCCTCTGGTTGTACTATAACACCTTGACTATCACCTGGAATAATTCTAAAATTATCTTCAATAGAATCGGGTGTACTTACTTCAGTAATACTACTACCCGCTTCAAGTGCTTCTAATTGGTGCGGCATCAATGGTGGATTTCTCCATGTGTCTCCTGGACCTAAAACCTTTTCCATAACTGTAGCTGTTTGCGTATCAATATAACGCAATTTAAATGATCCAGCATTTACAAACCATGATTCATCTTTTTCTTTATGAAAGTGCATACTAAACTTTGCACCAACCTTTTCAAAAACCATAATTTTTCCACAATATAAATCATTGGTTGCCCAAATTAATTCATATCCCCAACCTTTATCTACTTTACCACTATGTCTTGCTGGCATTTACATACTCCTCAATTGTTCTAAAATTATGAACACCTATACTATTAATTAACTTGTTATTGTCTGAACAGGTGTAATACTGGTATTGTCCTTTAAGCTCGTCTGGCATAGGAATTTCTTTAATTTTAGCATTATACTTTTTGGCATACAGTTCAGCAATATCCATAAATGAACGAGGCGTACCTGTACCAACATTCCATATATCTGTATTGTCAACATCAATAAACTTTTCGATAATTTCACATACATCGCCAACATGAATAAAATCTCTTTCAATTTTATCACTGCCTTCAAACACGTTAATAACTCCTGTTTCTTTGGCTTGTTTTTCAAACTTGCCAAATACACTTTGTTGGTCACCTTTGTGTTCTTCACCTGGTCCATATACATTAAAGAATCTAAAACCTTGTACATTAATCATAAACTCTGGAACTTGCATTACAAATCTATCAAACAAATATTTGCTCCATGCATATGCACTCTGTGGTTGTAGTTTAGAATTTTCTACAAACGTATCACCATATACACCAGCAGTACTAGCATACATCATTGATGTTCCTTTTTGATCACATAGTTGTAACAAACGCATTGAAAACTCATAGTTTTGTTCCATAATTTTTTCAATGTCTCGTTCAGTAGTGCTACTAATAGCACCTAAATGGATTACCCTATCATATGGTTCAGGATCAGGAATAACATTAGGCTTCCATTCAAACCCTTCAACATTGTGTCCTTTATGTTGTAAGTACGATCCAAGATGTTTACCAATAAAACCTTCATGTCCTGTAATTAAAATATTCATTCTGCAACCTCGTTCATTTTGTCTATAAGTTTAGTTGTACTCGCACCGGCAATAGTTGGAAATATAACTACATCAGCTAAATGGTTTCCTACTACTGTATCAACTGTATAATCTCCGCCTTTAACAATTATATTGGGCAAGACATTTTGTAAAGTTTCTAATGGAGTATCTTCATCAAATATAATTACCTCATCAATAAACCCTAATTCTAACAAAGCGGCTTTACGGGTTTGTTCATCGTTAATGGGTCTAGTTTCGCCTTTTAAACGCTTTACACTTGCATCGCTATTAATGCCCACCACAAGGCGCTTTCCAAGCGTGTGTGCGTGTCTTAGTAGCTTTAAATGGCCTATATGTAGTATATCAAACACTCCGTTAGTCCATACAATTCCAGTTGATAAATCGTTTTTGGTTACAACAGCAACTCCACGTTTTTCAACAATACGTGCCGCTCCATAACATGCTAATTTACATGATTCAACTACATCTCTTCCTTGTTCAATACCATATGCAATGATAGCAAGTACAGTATCACCAGCACCTGTTACGTCAGCAACTTCTCTTACTTCTTCTTTGCAATGCCAACTTTCTTGTGCATTAATTATATGCATACCGTTAGCACCATCAGTTACAACAAGCCATTCCCAACCATATGTTTGCAAATTTTGTTGAGCATCTTTAATATCAAATTTGCCAAACCATTCTACATATTCTTTCATGTTTGGTTTAACTAGGTATGCATTTGTGTAATAACTAGGATGCTGTTTAGGATCTACTAAAACTTTGCATTTACGTTTTAATAGCTTTTCTACTGTTTGCTCACGTACTGTACCTTTTGCATAATCACTTACACAAACAATATCGTCAGCAGTTAGTGAATCAAGTAGTCTATGTAAACTACTTGTACCTACATATTTTTCTTCACGGTCCCAACGCATAATGTGTTGCCCACCTTGTCCAACTAGTCTAGTTTTAGTTGTTGTGACAGCATGATCAGATGCAATGTTTGCTTGAATTTTTGTGGTACCAATCATTTCAAGTAGTTTATATCCGTCATCGTCTTGACCAATACTACCATATAATGCAACGTCTCCATTGATAGATTTAATATTAAGAGCCAAATTTCCTGCACCACCAATGCTATATTGTTGGGCTTCTTCAAGTAAAACAGGTACAGGTGCTTCTGGACTTATTCTATTTGTATTACCCAAAATCCATCGGTCTAACATTATGTCGCCGTAAACTTTAATCATTTAACTTTCCGATTCTTGTAATAATGATACTAGTTGAAATACTGTTTGAAGTTTTGTTAAGTTTTGTTTATTTTGGAGTGTGTTACGCAATCCCATATGCAACGGCTTTGGCCAATTTTGAAAACTAACCCATGCATATCCATTATGTTCATCATTTAGAACAGGGAGAAATTCATCCTTTACAACACACAAGTAAGTATGAAATTGAAATTTATCATCATTACTTACAAACGTTTCTAACGGTATTGATTTGATAATTTTTTGAACACTACCAAGTTCTTCTTCAACTTCACGTAGTAGAGCTTTATAGGGGATTTCTTTATCTTCGTTGGTTCCGCCAACAAGACCCCAAACATTGTTTTGTTTTGATTGTGTGCGATGTAAGAATAAGAAACGTTGTGTTGTCAACGAATAGAATAATGCACCACTACAAATAATTTGTTCCATACAAGTACTTATTTAGAGTACTAAGCGCCAGCTTCCTTTTCGATATTCGCCTTCAAAGGATAGTGTCCATTCTGTACCATCCCATTTGTATTGGATACCCGAAGTTAAATTGGTTGTGTATGTAACATCAGTTGCTGGGTTATTTTTTGTGCTTGAGTCAAATACTATTTGCCATTGTGTTCCACTCCATTCGATAATGTCGTTTTCACTAGCAACTAGTGTGTCATTACCACTAGAGTCTTTCCAAGCATCGGCACCATCTGTGTTTGCTGTAGCACCAATATCACCTAATAAAAGTATTCTAGTGCCAGCTACTTTTAAGTTAACTGGGTTAACTCTAGTTGGATCAATAATTGCATCAATAGTTCCTTTTTGTGGACTATTTGGTAATCCTAATACTGTATTAGTTGGAATAGTATCTTCGTCCCAATTAACAATAATTTGTGTTTCGTCTAAGTTGTTAAGTGCAAATGTACCTACAACCGGTGCGGCCAAGTCAATTCTATTTAAATATATTTTACTTAATCCTGCGGCATACTCACCAGGTTCAGATTCAAGTACTTCTCGCCAATTGATTTCTCCACTAATTCCGTTTTTACCAAGTTGAACAATAGTGTTAGTAACAATAGCATCATAGCCTGACGCTGTTGTAACTTGAAGATGTATTCTACCATCTGCATCTTTGTTCTTAATAGAGTTGTTCCAGCTATCATCGTATGCATTAAGTTCTGGCATTGACTGTCCTAAGTCGATAGTTCCTTTAGTTTCATCAAAGATACTCATTATAACATTTGTAATAACTCCTAACTTCTTAACCTTAGCAGGAGGACTAATAAAAATAGGTGTTTGAAATCCTAGTGTAGCAACATCAATTTCAGTGTCAACTCCCATAGGAATACTTCTTGAACTAAAATTAATATTTTCTAAATTAACAACTGATAACGAAGTCCAATCTACATAGTTGTCTGTAGTTTGTATTTCTAAACTTGGATTGAACAACATTAATATCTGTTCTAAAATCTGTAATTTTTGTTCTGTGTTAGTTGACCAAATATCGCAATTAATATTCAACATATACGGTGTTGGCATTAATCGTTCAACAGTATAGTTTGAACCTTGAGTATTTAAATACTCGTTACTGTTTTCATCATAAGTACGTTCTCTAAGATGCACCTTACCTGTATAGGTTGCGTCAGCAGTTCTTGTACGATCCATTTCCATGCCAGTAACATACACCCCAATGCGTGGCGCACTTGGTATTTTATTTTCACTATTGTCTTTTATAATAGCACCAACTTGTCTTGTAATGTCTCCATACATGACTGGAATTTGTGTTAAGTTACCTTTGCTATCAGCATAAGAAAAATTACTCAGTAGTCTTACCATTTGAGTAATGTATCTTCTTATTTGTCCATCATAGAAGTGTTGCATTAATTATCTGCCTTTGGTTTGAGTGCTTTACTCAATGGTTGTCTTTCTGTTACAGTTTCGCCACCAATAATATTACTAGTAGTATTGTTAACAAAAGTACCTTTTTGTGTAGCACGTGAATTTGTATTTGTCAATGTCATACGTACATTATCTTCTTGTTTGACCCATCGACTTCCGTCTTGTCTAAATAATCTATTAGGCATAAAATCTGTCCTTAGGAAATAATCTCCTTCAATTGAATTTGTAGGGAAACTTGCCCCATGTCCAAACGCTTCTCCGTTAGGTGGAATACCATCGCCAAGTAAGTAACCTTGATATCCTGTACGTTCTGGAGTTTGATTAATTCTGTCAGCTAATAATTCTTGTGAACTAGAATCCAAATCATTCATATCAACTGTAACTAGATCAGGCTTGCCGTCTTTGTTTACAGCTAACGTGTATAAGTTTGTAGTATCGTATCCTGACTTAGGTGCATCAGCTTCTGCTTGTGCAACTA